GCCACCGACACCTGAAGACAATACGATTGTCGCTGGTGGCAGTGCCAAGAGGCGGTCACGGGCCATTGCAGCGGGTCGAGGCGGTCAACTGACGGGCGCTCGCGGCGTACTTGGTGACGCCAACATCGGCAAGACGTTGCTAGGTAGTTAAAATGTGTGTCTCACCCCAAAGCCAGAAACAATCCAGCGGTGCCAAGGCCCAGCCGGGGTCGCTTGGCTATAGGCTCGATCAAGGCCAGCGCGTGGCGTCCTCGAATGCCGGCGGCGGCACCAACGGCTCTACAATATTGAACGGCACTCCGCGAAACAGTGGCATTGATGCACTTCGCAAGATAACATTGCTAGGCGTTTAACCATGAACAATGACGAGATTTTCAAGCGGTTTGAGTTACTCCGCAACGGACGCGGCGTGTGGGAATCGCACTGGGAAGAGATTGCAGAGCGGGTAATGACCCGTTCGGCAGAGTTCGTTGGTGAGCGTGAGGCCGGCGACAAGCGTAATGAAAAGCTATACGACGCCACAGCGGCCTTGGCGCTTGAGAGGTTTGCGGCTGCTGTTGAGAGTTTGCTGACACCCCGCGGTGCGCGGTGGCACACGATGCGTTCATCCAACATGGAATTGAACAAAGAAGACGATGTTCGGCAGTGGTTTGACCAGGTTGAGAATGCGATGTTTGCACATCGGTATTCGCCAAAGGCCAACTTCGCCGGCCAGGTGCATGAGGGTTATATGTCGCTTGGTGCTTTCGGCACGGGTGCTACGTTTGTAGATGAGCATCCCGTGAGGGGGTGCATCTACCGGGCATGCCACTTGGCAGACATTTACATCGCCGAAAACGAACACGGCATGATCGATACGGTGTTCAGGCACTTTGAGATATCTGCGCGACAAGCCTTGCGGATGTTTAACGATGAAGACCTGTCGGATGACCTGAGAAAGGCAGCAAACGAAAAGCCAGACACCAAGGTTAAGCTGTTACACGTTGTGATGCCAAGAACGGATCGCGACCCGACAAAGCGTGACCGCAAGAACGCGCCATGGTTCGGCGGTTACTTTGAGGTGAAGACAAAGCACATGATTGAGGAAGGTGGCTTTGACACCATGCCTTACATCATCAGTCGCTACGTCACCGGGCCGCGTGAGACTTACGGCCGGTCACCGGCGATGACGATCTTGCCAGACATCAAGATGATCAACGAAATGTCGAAGACGGTTATTCGCGCCGGTCAAAAGGTTGTCGATCCACCGTTGCTGATCGCCGATGAAGGCGTGATGTTCCCCATTAACGCCAACCCGGGCGCGGCTACGTTTGCGCGGATGGATGGTCGCTCTCAGCCACCGATACAGCCGCTGCACACAGGTGCGCGGGTAGACATCGGCTTTGAGATGATGGAGCAGCGGCGCAAGGTCATCAACGATGCCTTCTTGGTCACGTTGTTCCAGATACTGGTTGAAACACCAACTATGACCGCGACAGAGGTTCTACAGCGCGCACAGGAAAAAGGTGCTTTGTTGGCGCCGACCATTGGTCGGCAGCAAACAGAGATGCTTGGGCCGCTCATTGAGCGGGAGTTTGATGTACTCGATTCACAGGGTCTTATCCCCCCCCTGCCCCAAGCATTAATTGAGGCCGGCGGCGAGTACGACATTGAGTATGTATCGCCACTGAGCCGCGCCATGAAGGCAGAAGAGGGCGTCGGCATCCTTCGCACCTTGGAAATGGTGCAGCCGATTGCCGCGGTAGACCCGGGCGTCATGGACAACTTCAATACGGATGAGATCACCCGCATCCTGGCAGACACCAACGGTGCGCCACAGAAAATACTTCGCAGTCAAGACGAGATCGCTGGCATGCGTGAGCAGAGAGGCCAGCAAGAACAAGCACAACGGATGATGCAGGGTGCGCCACAGGCGGCAGACGCCGCACTCAAGGTCGCACAGATCGCAGACATGGGTATGTTAGGGCCAACAGCCGGCCAGTAAACCATTGGGGGATCAATGAGCAAGCCAACACAACACAAAGTTCAAGCCGAAATTATGCAAGCATATCGAGAGATATTTTTGCACACGCCACAAGGCCAGATCATTTTCAGGGATATGCTGAAAACGTCTGGCCTCTTTAATATCAGCGGCGTCCGACCAGATGGCGAACTACAGCACATGGAAGGTGGCCGCGATATGGTGCGTCGGATCATAACGATCCTCGCATTGGATGAAGATCAAATCACACGTATAGCAATAGGAGACATAACCGATGCCGAATGATGCAGATGGGTCCGTACTTGGTACGGGTAACTCGGAAGCTGGGGAAGCCACCTGGAATTCTGGGTTAACAGATTACGATGACTTGGTAACGGCCAAGGGATGGTCGGGGCCGGGTGACGTTCTCGAAAGTTACGTAAACCTGGAGAAAGCGGTGGGGGCAGACAAGGTTGTGTTACCTCTCGCAGACACCGATTTATCTGAATGGGACGGCTGGTCGAAGCTTGGTACGCCTGATGAGGCAGACGGCTACGAATTAGCTGCACCTGAAGGATTTGAGCAGTACGACCAGGGCTTGTCGGATTGGTTCCGCGAAGCCGCACATGAAGCCAAGATGCCGGCGTCGATGGCGCAGCGGCTACACGATAGCTTTGTCGAGCGCATGGGCGGGTCATATCAGGAGATGACCGCCAACGCACAGGCCCAGCAAGAGACTTGGGAAGGTGATTTGCGGCAAGAATACGGCACGGCATTCGATGAGCGGATCGCCGCGGCCCGTGGCGCCATTAGAGAATTCGGCACTCCCGCCTTGCAAGAGGCGTTGGAGGAAAGCGGGTTGGGTTCCAACCCAGACTTTGTTCGGGCATTTGCTAACGTCGGTATGGCCTTGGGCAAGGGGTCACAGTTTAAGGACGCGGAAGGCTCGGGGCAGTTCGGCACTACGCCAGACATGGCGCGAGATCAGATCGCCGCCATCCGCGCAAACCCGGCCCTCTACGATGAGGGCCATGCAGAATACAAGCTTCTAAATGAAAAATTGACGAAGCTTAATCAATTAGCGTTCGGGACTGATCCCGTTCGTTGATATCTCGATGGGCAACCCGCAAGGGTCCATCAAAACGCCTACAGGGTCCGGTGACGGGCAACCCTTTGAACCATCTTTTTACTTTAACCAACGCAAGGAGAATTGACGATGTCAGTTCAAATTACCACAGCGTTCGTTGAGCAGTATAGAGGGAATGTCGAACACCTTGTTCAGCAGAAGGGTTCCCGCCTTCGTGACTGTGTCTCCGTTGAGTCCGTCACGGGTAAGAACGCTTTTTTTGAGCAGATTGGCAGTACCGCCGCTCAAGTGCGTACAACCAGGCATAGTGACACGCCACGTATGGACACACCCCATAGTAGGCGCCGCGTTTCTCTTGCCGATTATGATTGGTCAGATTTGATCGATGATGAAGATCGCGTCCGAATGTTGATCGACCCCACTGGCCCGTATGCGAGAGCAGCGGCCATGGCAATGGGTCGGGCAATGGATGATGTGATCATCACCGCCGCCGATGACACGGCCTACACGGGTGTTGCCGGTGGAACCTCGACGGCGTACGACACCAGCATGACGGTTGATGTCCAAGTCGGGATTACCCCGGCAGCGGATACCGGCCTCAATGTTGGCAAACTTCGTTCTGCGAAGCAGTTGTTGGATGCCAATGAAGCTGAAGACGATGGTCGCGTTATGGTGATCAACGCCAAACAGCTTCAGAACCTGTTGGCCGAAACTGAGATCACTAGCAGCGACTATGCTGTGGTCAAGGCTCTCGTCCACGGCGAGGTCAACACCTTCATGGGCTTCGACTTCAAGCGCACAGAGCGTATCCTGACCGATGCCAATTCGGACCATAAGGTTCTGTATTGGCAGCGTATGGGTATGAAACTGGCGATTGGCAAAGAGCCTACCGTCAAGATCAGTGAGCGTGATGATAAAAATTACGCGACTCAGGTCTTTACCTCAATGTCACTCGGTGCTACCCGCATGCAGGAAGAGCTTGTTGGTTACATCGAATGTGACCCGACATAAAGGAGGGCTGAAGAATGGCTGTTGTCACTCTTAAAGGTTCACTCGTTATGACGGACCTCGACGCTACCCCCATTGTTCTGGCTGATCCTGGTCAGGCCGGCGGTAACGTCCGCACTTGGATCGAAACGGTTGAAGTGGGAGCCGCGGACACTACGTCCTCGACTTACCTGATGGCTCGATTGCCGTCCAACTGCATCATCCTTCCCGCATCAACCGTTTACTGGGACGATCTCACCACTACGGGCGCCCCCACTGTTGACGTTGGTGTGTATAACCTGTCTGGCAAGTCGGATATCACCGATGACCCAGACGCACTGTCCAATGGTCACGATGTGACCAGTGCCGGTTCCGGTGCCTTGATCACTCAAGGCACTTCGATCAGCACGTACGGGCAACCGCTTTGGGATCACGTTAACGGTCAGTCTACCGACCCGAAAACGAATCTCGACATTAAGCTGAAACTCGTTGACGCGGCTGTAGCCGGCGGCGGCACGATGTCGGTTGTAATTTATTACACCGAATAGGCTGAACGGATTGGGGATGGTCCTCGGGCCATCCCCTCTCTTTTTACGGGGCATCAACCCCAGGGGAAGCTATGAGACATCCAACAGGCGAGGCACCTGAAAAGGTGATACTGGTCGGCCTTGGCCCGTCCAAATCTGAATACATGAATATTATGGCGTCCGACAGTCACATCATAGATCGTGATGAGGTATGGGGTGTTAACGGCGCTGGCGCGGTTATTAACGTAGACTTATCGTTTGCGATGGATGACTACTTGATCTGCAAGGACAGGACGCCAGCCTTCGCAAAATGGTTTGAGGAAACCGATAAGCCGTTTTTCACATCAACACCAAGAAATCCAAAGGCATTGGGATACCCTCTTGAGGAGGTTCTATCGATGCCGGGAGCGCGACCATACTTCAATGGCAGTGTTTCAT